CAGCAAAGTAGTCTGCAGTAGTTTTGTCTTCCCAGCGATATGGGTTTGGTCCGTCGATTGATTCATCTCGAACTCGAGTCTTGAACGTAACGTCAGGAAGTTCTTGACCCTTTTTGATTACACGCATGGTGTCATCTCTGTACAACATTATAAATTCCTCAAAAATTGGTCGGAGATGTAGGATTCGAACCTACGACCCCCGCATCCCAAATGCGGTGCGCTACCAGACTGCGCCAATCTCCGTTACTCGTTAGAAACAAAACCGTTGATAGTTTTCGCTCTATCCATCACTTCCTGCATAGTAGGGAATTCAGGATATTCTGGAATTGTATCAACGCCGCCAGTTTGCATCAAGACTTCTCGGCGATTTACATCTGCCCAGTATTCGTCTGTTAGCGTTGCTCTTGCTGTTTCAAAAATTTGGAACCGAAGTTCGTATGGACTTGCATTAGACATAATTGTCTCCTTTGTGTGTTGTGTGTGTAAGTGAGCAGTTTTCCTCATGCTCAGGAGACGGGCGCGTTGCGCCGACCAGGGCGAGTTTAGCGTCTTCCCGAGACACCGCCCTCGGATGTCACCGAGACGGACCAGAGCGAGTTTAGCGTCATCTCGAGACGATTCCTGTTAAGATTGCCGTTTCTTAAACCAAGTCCGGACATAATATTTTCGCACTATCGCAATGATAAAAAATACTATAGTCATAATGACAGAAATCAAAATCGGACCAAACTCAAGTGACATCAGAAATGCTAGGAATACGTAGTTAATTAGGAGATTTAATGGCGTTGCGATGATTGTGTCGCTGATCGACTCTTTCAGTGCCGCGCGATCTATTTTCATTCAGCGTTTCCTTCGTCATATTCCAGATCTCCGACCTTCGTGACATCTGAATTCTTTGCTGATGCGTCCTTCTCATAAAAATCCTCCAAGCTAGTTTCGCTGTTTGTGTAGTTCGTCAGAAGCAACTCCTTGCGGTTTGCCTCGTGACTTCTATATACTTTACTTGAATGTAGAGTATAAGTCAAGTCCCACTCTTGTTGATCCCAAGAGGAGAACATCTCCTTGAGTTTATCATTGGAGTTGTAGGTGATCATCATCTGCGACTCGCAGGCAGATACCTGGTCGCGAAAATCTGCATGATCAAAACTGCTGTGCATATTACCCTTCTTCCCGTACAAGAATGAATTGATATCATAGGGTGGGTCTAGGAATACAAACGCGTCTTTCTTACACGATGCTAGGACATGCGTGTAGTCAAGGTTCGTGATGTCCCAATGCTGAATCATGTTGCCGAATGCCGGCAACTTACGAATGTTGTTATACGAAAAGTTTTGCTGAGACGCTGCCTTCGAGAAACCTGACGATTCGCCCAGACCTGAGAATGAGCACTTGTTCAGCACGTAGAACCGCCAAGCAATCTCGAATGGATCTTCCTCGAATTGGTCGTCTTTGAGTTCTTCCTTACACTGTATGAACAATTCGCGGTGAGACATTTCTTGGTCGACGAAACAACTCGCGATATCTTTCTTCTCGATTAACTTATTGTAGAGTCGATCGGTTTCAATCTGTAGAACTTTCCAGAAGCAATACAGATTGTAATACTTGTCGTTGACCCAGATAGGCATGTTGGGATTCATCTTAGTCATATGAATTGCCATTGAACCGCCACCTAGGAACGGTTCGACAAACTCAGTCATTTGACTAGGGATACGGTTGTAGAGATATCGTATCGCACGTGATTTACCGCCAGGATATCGTAGCGGTGTTTTCAATGCTTTATTCAAAACTACTTCTCGCCTTTGTAAATTTTATCAAGGTAATCAGAAAACTCTTCGACCCGCTCCAGTCGGTTTGGCCAGAGGATATATTCCTTCTCAGGGTCTTTACGCAAATTATTGAGTAGCGGTTGGATGGCATTGTAAAGACCGTGTAATCGATCCTCATACTCTTCTGCTTCGACTGCTGTTTTCTGTAGAGTTTGTACTGATTCCAGTTCTTCCTCAGTTACTGCAGTAAAACCAAAATCAAAAAAATCATCACTCATTATCAAACCTTATCGTTGTGAACTTGTTACCATCAAAGTCAGCGAGTTCATATGAAATGATATCAACGCAGGGATATTCGAGCACTCCGCCTTGATAGTTCTTTCGCTCGCGGAACTCATTCATCGAAACGACGTTAGAGTTCGTTTGGGTAGGAAGGGTTTTTACTTCCCCATAATTGTTTCGCGACATTATCCCACTCCTCAGGACTTGCATCATCAATACTCTTATTATGCATATTTTTATCAGCAGTGTCAACCTCTGTCAACAACTGCCGTTCGCGACTCGGCGCATGGTTCCAGTCAACTGAATCGGTGACTTCTGGATTCGGTAGGTCTAAGTTCAACTCGCGCTGTCCAACCTGAGTCTCAACGGGTTGCGCCTGATCGTGAATGTATAACTGAATCAAAGCATAGTGTAAAACTTTCATGATATCACGACGGTGGTCATCTGCGCTTCCTTTCTTGCCATAACGCTTGGAATACTTAATCACATTGCCAAGGCAGAAACCAGTTCCGTGACCAGAGTCGATGATAATATCAGTCGCCTGATACTTGTCGGTCGCATAGTGCTGACCATAGGTGGAATCAACGTAGTTCTTGAACTCATCTATCAAGCGATCTTCATCAAATTTGTATTTCATCATTTAACCTTCTTTTCATTCCCATTCATGTCAGTGATAATTAACTCACCATTCTCGGTGATCTCAATCTTAGCGGCATTGAAGATATTGCCGATAATGTCCCATACATACATCTCGCCTTTACGGTGTCCGAAAAAGTTTCCGGCATAATAAGAAGCAAACATCAATCCTGTTGCAATGATAGTGTGTAAATATCCGTCCATGTCTCATCCCCTCAGAACATTTTTATGTTTTTAAGTTTATCCCCCGAAGGCGTCTTGTCAAACACTGGTGCATCATCTTCTGGTTCAACGGTGAGATTTTGTTGGTGTTCATCCACATCAAACAACGTCATCCTCGCTCGATCAATACCAACCACGAACCGTTTATGCATATTCGGATCATTGTATCGATTCTTTAACTGCTTCACCATGATCTGTCCAAGTTTCTCCAGTTCTTCATTCGAAACTAGTGCAAACATCAGGTCAGCAGTTGCCGGTAGACCAAAGGATTCAGAGGTATCTTCGAGACCAGGATCGGAGTTTGAATATCCAGAACGCGTCGTTTGTGTAGCAGATACGATAGGGAGATCAAACTCAACTGCGAGACCACGAAGTTCCTCGGCGATTGCTTTGATGTAAGTGTATGAGTTTATTGACCCTCCCATTCCTTTCATTCTTGAAGACGCACATATATTTAGGTAATCTATGAATACTATCTCAGGTTTGAACTTCTTCTTGAGTTTCAACTCTTCGAGCAGTGCACGGAAGTGACCGCTGTGTGCCTGACCCGTTGGATATTCTTTGATAATTAACTTACCTGCTGTCTTCTTGCCGATATCCATGACGCGATCGCGAAACATATTCTGAGACATATTCTGTATCTGATCGATGGGCACGTTCAACAGGTTGGCGTCAATACGCTCGGCAATGCGTTCCTCTGCCATCTCCATCGTGATATACAGAACGTTCTTGCCTTGCGATAGTACGTTAGCGGCACAGTGACACATGAACAGGGACTTACCCACGCCCGTACCAGCGAGCGCGATGTTGAGTGTTTTGTTAGGCAACCCACCCTTGGTAATACGGTTGAGGTAATCCAGATCAAACGGGATACGCTCTTCCTGCATATGATAGAACTCATAACGCTGATCAACATTTTCGATATAGTCGTGACCGACGTTGGTATCAAAAGAAACTGACAATGCTTTTTGTAGGATATCGGGGAGCGCGTTCTTGGACAGTGACTGGTGCTTACCGTCAATGATCGTGATGGACTCCATGATCGCAAGGTAGACCGCGCGATCCTGACACCACTTCTCAGTTGTATCGTACAACCACTGCTCGTTATCGTCATTACGCTCAAATATACGAGGGAGAATATCGACCGCTTCAGTGTAACTGTTCTCATTGAAGCGATCGCTTTCCTGTATCTCAACCGAGAGCGTTTCTTGAGTAGGAAGTCGGTTGTACTTCTGAACAAAGCGAACAACCTCAGAGAACAAAAGTTTGTACGTGCCTTCGAAATACTCTTTTTTGACAAACGGAATAACCTTCCGCATGTACGTTTCGTTCGTTAGGATGTTTCTCAATATGACCTGTTCTAGATCAGTCTTCATCATGTTCCTTAGTGAGTAGCGCATGGTTGGCGATGGCGTTCTCAAGTATCGATTCCAAAACTATGCCAGCATATTCCTGTAGTTCAGTGTTCTCTACAGTAACATCAGCATCAGGACTTGATACTACTAAAAAATTAAAGTTAAGGCAACCCTGTTCTTCATTTACTTTTAGGTTGCCGAAACGAATCACTGATTCTATGAAGTCGCCGCGTAGGATGCGAACATCCCACGCTTGTTCGTTGCTGACATCATCGCATGGGATCAGTTCGTAATCAATGTCTTCGCTTACTGCTTGGAGACTCATGCCAGTTCCTCTTCGAAGTCTAACTCAACCTCTGACCTTCGGTCTATGGAGTATTGATTCTGAATGAAGTCAAGGAACTTTTGACTAGCGAGTAGCGGCGACCAGAACTCAGGATCGAGTGTGTCTTTCTGCCTCACTTTAGATCCAACAACTTCTCCACTTTCAGTGTCAACCAGTTGGTACCACCCATTACTAGGTTTAACAACAAACCCACCAGCAAGAGCAACATCCAGCAGACCGCTGTAACGCTCAATGCCACCATCCCAAGAAACGCTGATAGGGATTTTTGACTTTTCCTTAACAAAGCGTGACTTCTCAACGTTGATGATAAAATCATATCCAGTAACCTCCGTTCCGGTTTTATTTTGACGACGACCAAGAATCCAGATGTTATCGGCAGAGTAGTAAATACCTGTGCCACCCGAGACAATATCTTTCGGGAACAATCCAATCTCTTTGTACGTGTGATTAATCGCAATCAACGGGATACTCTTCATTGTCAGGTATGGCGTGGTCATACGGAACAGACCCTTGAGTGCTTTGGCGCGTGACATATCTGCCACTGACTTCTCATTGATCGCATCTTCAAGTTCTTTCTTGGAAGCGAGATTGCCAACTGAGTCGATCACGATGATGACCTTGTCGTCTTTGTCGAGGTTCTCGAGTTGACCGATCAGATCAAACTTCAGTTCTTCGACGTTCATGACTGGTACGTGTAGCACGCGATCAGTGTCAATGCCAAAGTTTGTGAAGTATGACTGGGGTGAACCAAACTCAGAGTCATAGAACAACATGACTGCCTCAGGGTTCGCATCAAGGAACGCTCCTGCCATCTTCAGGGCGAATGATGTTTTAAAGTGCTTAGATGGACCTGCGAGAACGGTGAGACCGCTCGTGAGTCCACCGTCAACGCGACCAGACAGCGCAACGTTGAGCATCGGTACATCGATCGTGGTGATTTCTTTTTCATTAAAAAACTCTGACTGACTGAGTACTGCAGTACCAGACACCTTTGAGTTCTTCTTAAGTTTTGCCATTATAGACATAGTTTCTCCTAACCATTTCGGTAAATATATTCGAGAGCGGAATCCGCTTCAAGTTCTAACGGTCTACTATCATACCAATTACCGTTGTCTTTGTCAAATTCAGAACACAGTTTCGCTATCTCTTTCGCTGTTATGGGGTACTCGCGTTTCACAGCATTACCTGCGATGGCGACCATGATCTGAAACATTTTATGATACCAACCTGTGCTGGTAATCGTTTGGTATTCCATGGCAAGTTTCTTAGGAAAGAATGGGCAATCCGTGTAACCTGTCCATGTAATGCTTGTATTATTGAGCGATTGCTTGCGATGCTCAATGACAGCACGCTGCATCTCTTCGGGGAGACGTTCCAAGAACGACTTACCCTCACGCTCTTTATATGGATGCTTTACAACCAGATAATCAATATCGACAGGATCACCTGCATTATGGAAAATAAAATTGTGAGCGCCATCGTAGTTTGCAGGGACATAGTACATCCTGCTAAGGTCTTTAGTTTGCCGGTCTCCAATCGAATCGAGCTCGGTATTAAGTGCGTACCAGAACTTGGAGATTTGATCTTTATGTACAACCTCCATAAGGTTGAATACAAGTCTGAACTTCGGTCGATCCACGGAAGAAGACGCAGTACTATAGCACACGAAATCCCAATGACCAAAACGCTCAGTAAGTATTTCCATGAGTTTATCTGCTGGTATATCAATGTCATCGACATCAACTGCAGCCCACTTTCCCCACATTCTAACATTTTTGTTACTCCGAGTTGTTCCGTCTTCATAGATTGCTGGACTGATCAACGGTGCGGTTGCTTTAGTTTCTGATTTCTCAGATAACTTGTACAGCAAAGACACGAACTCATCCCAGGATTCAAAGTTCATGCTCTTATGCGTTTTGTTATCGTACCGATTCTTAAAGATAGTCAGCGAATACATTAAGCGAAAAGTTCTTCAATTGAATTGACATTCATAATCTCGAAGATACCCTCTAGATCATTTTCGTCGAGATATCCTTTAGAAATAGGTTCTTCGGGTCTTGTCTTGACATAGTTCGACCAGCAAGGAGAACACCTTGCTTTTCGTTCTCCTATGGGGTCTTTCTGTTCTGCCCAAGTTAAGAGTGACAAACTTACCTTCTTTCCACAATCGTAACATGCTTTTTTATATGGAAGCGTTTTTGATATCATATGAAAAAATCCTCAAGTGTTGCACGTGGTTCTGCCGCCCACCCAACAGCATCAAGTATAGGTTCGAGCGGATCTAAAAAAGTCTTATTAAACATTGTATCATAATCAACCGAAGAAGTCAAGCCAAATTCTGGGGGCAGTACTGTGGGAAATGCAATGACGTTTTCTCTGATGCGATTAGGTTTCTTGAGGTAGATGAACTTGACTTTCTCTCCATCTTGTATGCGCTCATATTTCTGTTCCAACTGCAGATCCTGAAGTCTACGATTATATAGCAGGGATCCACGCGCATGTATGGGAGTCGCCTTCTTGTAGATCTCCTCGCGGTCGGAGAACTTGGTGAGTTCGGACACGCCGCGCGGGAACGCGATCGCCTCAGCGGGAAGTTGCTTGAACTCTGACTTGAAGTTGCGAATGAACTCCTGCGTTTCTTCCTCGGTGCCATTCACGATTACCTTGAAGATTTCCTGAAACTTATCGCGTACCACCTGTGGCGTGCTGGACTTGACTGCCTCAATGCCCATCATCTTTAACTTAGGAGTGGCATATTGTACTCCCTCATTATTATGCACGTTCAGAATGTATCGCTTCTTAGCAACCCAGATGCCACGATCAGCGATCGCCTCGCGCTTCATGACCATGCGGTTCTCGTATGAGTTAGTCATGGTTGCCAGTTTATCATATCCCTGCTCCAACTTCTTCTCGAAGTGCTGTTCGCAGATTTTATCCAAGAACTTTACAGGGTTGGGCGGATTAAACTTTTCGACCAGTGGCGCCATGTTGATATATACAGAATCAGTATCGATGGCGAGCACATAGTCTTCGTCAGTAGTCTCCAGCAGTTTGTTCATCTCATGGTTTACGACTGCCTCGGCGCACTTGATAGCACGCTGACCGGACTTGGTAACGCCCTCGGCGATACGATGATCGAAGTATCGGAACCACTTATTCGCCAACGCACCATAGAGCGAGTTCATTAGAATCTTGATGCCCATCTGCTGGT